TTCACCTTTGTGCGATATGATAAAGACATTCGTACTATCACCAAGCGTATAAAGAATCTTAATTAGATTATCCACACCATCATGATCTAAAGATGAATCAAACGTTTCGTCGAGTATCAACAGGTTTGTTGAAACAGAGTTTTTCATCTTTGCAATCTGCCGCCAGGTGAATAGAAGCGACAAATCAATTCTTTGTTTTTCACCTTCACTAAACGATTCATATGTAAATTCATCCCTGTGGCGAGATCGAATCGTTTCATTGAACTCTTCGTTTAGATCAAAGTGCACGTAAAAATCTAGTACCTGTAGATACTGATTGATCAGTTTATTCATTACAGGTAGATATTGCTTGATGATCTTAGTTTTGATACCCGTATCTTTTAACATCTCAGCGATGGCCATCTTGTACGAGAACTCTTCACTAGTCTTCAACTTAGAATCTTTGAGACCTAGCAGCTCTTCCTTGATCACCGCTAGGTCTTTATTTGCTTTTTCTAAATCAGCACCAACTTCTTTCTCTATATGCTTTTGGTAAGAACGAATCTGGTCTTGATATGTGGCAATCTCTTTCGAGTTGGAAGTGAGTTTATGTACCCGATCTCGAAGCGTTGAAAGTAAGCCAGTTTGCACTGCAATCTCCGATTCCACTCCTTGGCCTTCAACGCCGATTTGCTTAAGCGTTGACTTCCACCGATTCTTTTCCCCCTCAGTAGTGGCGAGAATCTCATGTTTATGGCCGTCTGAAATGGCTTGGTCGCATACGGGACACGACTCATTCTCACTGAAAAAGGCGATCCGCTTCTCGAGGTCGCGGATACTCGATTTCCGATCTTGACTTCGGAGGAGTAAGTCCTGCTTCCTATCCTGTAGCAGTTGTAACCCCTGTTCGGCTTGTGATACAGATTCATCGAGTCCGACGCTAAGCTCACTATTCTCAGCCTGTAGTTCATCGATGAGATTCTGCGATTCAGATATCCTAAGTTCATAGTTCCTCCTATTCTCCTCTGTAAGAATAGATACATCAGAAATATATTTTTTCTGTGTTTCAACTTTATTCTTACTCAGGTCAATCTGGTAGGATATGTCTTTTAGGTTTTCTTTTATGGCATTTGTTTCTTCTTTCAAAAGCTGGTTCATTCTAGAGAATACACCAATGTCAAGTAAATCTTCGATCACACCACGACGTAGACCAGGATTCAATTGCATAAATGGTACAAAGTTAGATGAACCAAGTACTACAACTTGGTGAAATGATTTGTGGTTTAATTTTAAGATGTTTTGCTCGAGTATGCGCTGGTATTCTTTCGAATGAGATGATTGGTTAATCATTTCATCATTCTTCCAGATCTCAAACTTTACCGGCCGGTCACCACGTACGACCTTGAAACGAGACACACCAATCTCAAACTCCACCTCAACCAAGCTACCCTTAGCATTGATTGAGTTAATCAATTGTGTCTTGTTAATATTTCTATGTGCTTTACCAAATAAGCCGAACGATATAGCATCCAGCATAGTAGACTTACCAGAACCGTTTTGGCCCACTATCAGAGTGTGCTTGTGTCTGGTTAGATCTATCTCAGTAAAGTTGTTACCCGTTGATAAGAAGTTCTTATAACGAAGATGAGTAAATTTTATCATGCAATCTCTAAAGCCTGAGCCTGATTCATCAGGTCTCTCATCATGGTCTTGATTCGATCTTTATCTAGATCTGTTTCAACACCATCAACATAATCATCCATTAGCCGTGGAGTGTCATCCACTTCTAATCCTTCATCATCAACATTCATGCCGATAAATTCATTGAAGTTTTCAGATATTTTCAAATCTAAAATATCTTGATTCTGTACCCGATCAACGAAACGATCAAACGTAAAAGAATCTGACTTTTCAACTACAACTATCTTTACGAATTTTTTATCCAAATGTTTGACGTTATAGTTATTATAATCGGTTTCACGGTCATTGTACACAATTTTTTCGTATAAAGTGTACGGATTGTGAATCTTTTCAATCTCACGAGTTTCAGTATCGATCACATGAAAGTATTTTTTATCGTGTGCATCCGACCAGAAGAACTCCATTTGACTACCAAGATACCAGATGTTGTCTTGTCTTGATCCACAATGATAATGGCCGGTCAAAACTAGTTCAAACTTATTAAAGATTTCTCTACTCATGCCATGCACGTTAGTTACGCCACGCATCATCTCAAAGCCGTTTAACTCAAGATGTGCGCCTAACCAGTCTGCCTTACAATCGTTGATAAAATGCATAGACTTTTCATAGTTATCCATACAAATCCATGGTAACATAGCAATCTTTAAACCACCGTATTCCATAACGGTTGGTTCCATGATAATGTTAACTTCGTTCATAAAGTGACCGAGCAGCTCTTTTAAGCTATTCATGTCGTTTGTATTCTTAAAATACGTATCATGATTACCAGGAACAATATCCATAGTCATGCCATACTTACGCATTTCTTGTAGAAAACATTTACGATTGTGATTTAACGCTTTAATGTTTACTACCTTGCGGTTATCGTAGTAATCACCCAGATGAAGTATCTGCGTAATGCCACGCTTTTCGCACTCAGGAAAGAACACCTTAGAATAAAATTCTGCAGCGTTGTCTAAAAATATTTGAGATGAATTACGAATACCGCAGTGGGTGTCGTTCAATACAGCTATCTTCAATTAAAGTAACTCCATACGCAATAGACATAGAATGCTGCGATAGTGGCTAGCAAAGAGCCTACCGTAAACATTTCAATTCCATCATGCGTTTTATAAAAATTCAGACAGATCCGAGTCAGCCGAGACAGTTCTTTTCTTACGCTTCTTTTCAATTTTAGTTAACTCCTTCACTTCAGTATCAACAAACTTAACCCGATCGATTCTGGTCTTGAGTGTATCAACAAACATTTCCGCCACTAACCCTGATGTAGTATCTCCATTTTCGTTGACCATGAAGTCTTCGATACCAGAGTTGGCGATATATTTCATTTTAATATCTTGTTGCTTCTTCTCTTTTGCAATGCGTCTTAAGAATGCGTACCAAGTAATTTGCGTAAAGTATGCAAAAGCATTTGGTTTACCGGTTCTTGTTGCAGCCGCAATATCATAATTGTTGATTGCCTTCAAACAATTTTCTACCGCATCCATAACCATTTCTTCACGATACGTGTACCGAATAAAATTACCCTTATGTGATAAACCCTCAGCTATACGTAAGAAGCATTGCGCTACGTAATTAGGTACTTTTGGAATGGTCGTGCTCTTCTTTTTGGCTTCATTTACGACGGTAACATAGTCGACCACTGCTTGTGAGAAGTCGGCGTTGTTTACGTAATGAATACTTTTTTTCTTTTGACGCATATGTAATCTCCTACATTATGAATATAATTATATCACGTGAGACTGTATATGTAAACATATATTTTTACGAATCATATGAAAATATTTTTGTGTACAAACCGTGCATTGTGTGGTATAATAAATTAAGGTATTTGGGGAGAGGGATATACTCGATAGAAATCTTTATGTCTATGGTACAAATCATCCAAGGTTTCTACGTTACTATCCTTTGTGAGTAAATCTTTAAACTGGTCTTTATCACTACTCCAAACCCGGCCGGTCCACCATTCGAATCCATTATAAAAAGATTTGTATTCGCATACTTTCTCATAGGCGTAAGATGAATAGTAATACTTGTAGTCTAGTTCTTTGTATGTCTTGCATTCAAAGTTCTGCGCGAATATTCCAAGACCTAATTTAGGATTTTCATAGTCCCACGCGAACTCACCCGCCACAACACTCCAATTGTATCTTGTTAGATTAGTGTAAGCAATTACCTTATCGTTATGCCAGTATACGAAATAATCTTTGTCACCATACTCTTTGTCAATTAAACCTGCGTCATGGTGATCATCATAGCCTCTATAATCACAATATTTTTTGAATACTTCATCACATTCTTTCTGCCACGGGTTTGTGTCTTGATAGTGTTTACCTGTTACACCTGTATTTAGGTACCTTTTATGCTTACGTTTTACCCTGAAGTTAGGTAGACTAATACGCG